CAATATCTCTCTTGACCAGACCACTATAAGTCAAATTGTGAATAGTTTGCAGCAAGCCAGTATAACTGGTGCGACACAATTGCCATCCAGAGATATTCCCATGAACACAAGTGGTCATACTCACGACCCCTATGTACAGCCAAATTACGTTCCACAAGCCAAATCGAATGATGATTATATTAAAAACTTCGAGTCTAACGATGACATTATTAACAATTACAGCAGAAATGCTCAACAAAATCATGTGCTTGATGACATGTACAATGAAATACAGACACCTTTACTTCTAGCTGTGATGTATTTTTTATTTCAGCTCCCTTTTTTTAGAACAAAATTATACATTTACTTGCCCATACTATTCTCCGAGGACGCAAGCATGAATGTAAACGGGTACATTTTCAACAGTGTGTTATTTGGACTGATTTACTACATGCTGAACAAAATAACGACCCAATTTGCCAAGTTTTAAGGACAAATTAAATAATAATTAAATACGTGTACCTTAAACATATTTAATTAATTAAAAACACAAAAATGCAAAACAGAAACTCAACCCAACTCATACAGGATTACGTGAAAAAACTGGTCGACAATCTCCCTGCAAAAAATTTTGTTGTGACTGAGAACATAGACGTTGTCCTTGATGGTGGGGCATTTAATGGAGGATACTTATTGGGCGCCTTGTACTTTCTTGAAGAGATGGAGAAGAGAAAGTATATAAAAGTAAAAAGAATATCCGGATGCAGTGTCGGTTCAGCTGCTGCTTTTTTCTATTTACTCGGCAGACTAGACTTAATGGATTGTTTTCACGATTTTGCAATAAACCAACTTCAAACGAATTTCTCTCTCGATAAACTGGTTGATTATCAGGAGATATTGAAGGATAAATTAGCGATACCATCCAATATCTGTGAAATCATGAACAAAAGATTATTCATCACGTATAATAACATAAGAGACAAGAAAACTGTGGTCAAGTCCACATATAAAAACAGTGAAGACATGATGCAAACGATTATTAAGTCTTGTTATGTTCCATTCTTGGTTGGGAACAGCTTATTGTACAAGGAAAAGTACATGGATGGTTTGAACCCATATGTTTTTAACATTGAGAAACATAAAAACAGGAAAATACTCTATCTTGACTTGTTTGGTTATGATAAATTTAAATACATTGTGAACGTGAAGAATGAGAAAAATGGATTTCACCGAACACTCAGTGGACTTCTGGATATTCATAACTTTTATATTAAGGAATCCAGCACGGAAATGTGCAGCTACGTGAACGATTGGTCTATCTTTCACAAAACCCGACACCTTCTCAAGAAGACAATTGAGTACATAATATTGCACAGTGTCTATTTGCTGGCCTTTCTAAAAAAATATCTCCCCGAGGAGATTGAAAATAGTTTGCTGTACAAAATATTGTCTAAAATAATCTATGAAGTCTATATTGTCATTATACAAAATCAATGCTTATAAGCAGAGAGAGAGAAAAACTTAATATTTGTTTTGTTTCTTGAATGATTTTCTTCTGCCATACTTGTTGCTTCCCCAAGGATTAAATGTGAATTTACTATTGTTAGTATGTCTCTTTCTTCTTGTTCTCTTATTAACATTGTTTCTTGAATTTCGAGATTTCTTATTAAAAGAAACAGTAGAAGAAGATGTAGGTTTATAATTTAAAAAATGTTCCTCAAACTCATCTGTTCCCCGCTTGTCTTGTAGCTCTTTGAATTTCTTGGCCTTCTCTGCTCTCATTTCTTCGACGGAATCTTGGTGTCCGTAACATGTGATACTGAAACGTTGCAATAACCCTTTTTGACTCAATCTATTCTTCTGTTGTACGTCGAATAAAAACTGAGCCATGCACAAGATTCTCTCTGTGAAGTTCACATAATAAGGTCGATTTGTATATAAGAAGGCCAAATAGAAATTCAACATTGTGTCAATTGTAGCAATTTTCATAACTTGATTCTTTATTTTTAAAATATTATAACTGTGACAGGCAATAGGCTTATAAACAAATGCTACTGTGTCTTTGCCAACTCGAATTTCATAATGAACAGGAATAATTTCTCCCACAGGTTCTCTCTCGATAATTTTCACGTTATTGAATCCAGACTCCTTTAATCTTTCCTTCACTATCTCTGCAGTCGACTCGGGGTTATGAGCAAGGACATCAAAATCTGCAACTTTTCGTAACTTATCTTGAACATGTTTTGGCATGTACTGTGCATACTGAGAAATCGCAAAACCCCCAAAAAACACGACTCCTTGATTGATGAAAGCATTCTTGACAATGTCAAAAACTTTTTCCTTACCTTTCTCATTTTCCATTCCTCTTTGAAATTCGACGTGGTCGCACTTGTCATTCTCTAACGGGTAATGTTTATTTATTAAGGTGAGACGTTTCATCACTTTTTCCCAGCGACTGGTGTCCCCCGCGGGATGACTGAGTTCAAGATACATCGACATTCGCAAGAAATTAGCGTCTGTGTACAAGATTCCGTTTACACGCACAGCCTTGTCTTTGATTATGTTAAACAATTCTTTGGGCACACTTGTAATATCGGCTACGCCTTGAAAGTTGACAAAGACTTTATACGTGCCGTGATGTTGACCACTTCTGGCCTCCACCTCGGTATAACCACGTTTTAAGTAAATATCGGCTAACTCCTTTGCATCCTCCAACGCATTCGCGGAAAAGAAATCGTAATCAGGCAACTCAATATCAAAATTATAGATTTTATCTTCTTCTGGTAAAAGCGCATTAATGCTTATTCCACCGTAGCAAACTAAATTTTTCTTTTTTAAAAAATCTTCCACGATGACAATCATTTGCTTTATCTCAGGAGTATTAACTTGTCGCTTTGATATTTTTTCTTGTGCCTGGTCAACTTGCATTCGTAAAATAGCAAGTTCACAGTCACTAAAACTCATGTTCTTGTCGCAAACCTTCTCTTTCATTTTTGTTGAAAATATATATAATTTATATATATATATTTTATTTTTCTTTCTTGGTTTTTCTTTGTTTCTTGTTCTTTCTTGTTACTTAAATTTGAAAATTGTAAAAGTCCGTGGCAACGTCTCGTGACTGGTACGACAACGCAGGGTCCTGTGGTATCGCTTCCGGGATTGTGACCAGCTTGTATCTTAGACGCTCTGGTTTCAAACAAAACGCATACCCACATCTGTCAAAGAACAATGCATTTTCCACCAAAAAGTTGTCCACATATTGATACCGCATTGCAACCAGCTGACAACCAGCGTCTCTACAAAGTATTCCACTAGGATTTGGGGGGTCAGACCCATGGTCCGGAAAAACAATAGTTAGGTTTCGTTTGTTATATTCTCTCAGTTCTTCCAAATCCGGATTGTTCTTCACGTCGAAGTAAGTGTAAGCTCGCATAAACATAGAACCACTTGTCAAGTTCACGTACTCAAGTAACTCCTTGTTCTCGATGAAGGAGGTGTTCTCTCTGCTGACCACAAGAATTATTTTTTTCTTGAAATTCAATAGCTTCTCATCTCCAATGTTATGTCCAGAGTTCTCAAAACTGTATTCCTTGCCCAACATTTCATCGTCATAAGATTTAAATATGTTCGCCAAGTTCGTGTACATGTCTTGATTATTTGACATAAATCTTAGATGAATCACAATGGGGTCGTCAGGATTTGGTGCGGTGCTTTGAGAGAATGCATAATCTCTTACTGTGCTCATCACCTCACTGAAATTCACGTAATTATATGTTTCCTTAATGTAGTAATTATCGCTTGTGGATGTGGCAACGACTGGCTGATTGTCAATTGAATAAATCTCGAAATCTAGCCCCCTGACCCCTTGCTTTAGCACCGCTTTCAAGTTACAAATGTTCACAAAGTCGTTTTTGTATGACCCACCACTGCATGCGTTGTATGCTGTCTTTATGTAATACTCGTTGAAATTGCCACTGCAATCTACATCACTTGAGCTTAAAGACCTGATATTCCCGTTTACGGTACCGTACATGTCATCCATGTAATTGCATTGTTTGTCTTGTAGTTTTGTTAAATATATGATATAGATTATGGTCAAGATGACAAGAATTAATATCATTGATATAACCAAATAAGTTACAAAGTTTTGCTTCATACTCTCTTTTATGTTGCTTAAACTGGAATCCATTGTCAAAATATATTATTATAATATGATGTTATTTATTTTTAGATAAAAAGTGTGAAAAAAAAGTATATTAATGATTTAAATGTATATGGATTTAAAATTAAATATAAGAACATATATTAACAATAAAAAGAAGACATGGCAGGTGGATTAATGAATTTAGTTAGCGAGGGTCAGCAAAATGTCATATTAAATGGTAACCCATCGAAAACGTACTGGAAAACAACATTTCAAAAATATACAAACTTTGGTCTGCAAAAATTTCGGGTCGATTTCGAAGGTGCCAAGACACTGCGTCTAACGGAAGAATCTTCCTTCACTTTTAAAATACCTAGATATGCCGACTTGCTCATGGACTGTTACTTAAGCGTTGAGTTACCTAACATCTGGTCGGGAATTTTGCCTCCGCAACTCGTGACCAATCCAGATGGGTCCACTTTTTACACCGATTGGGCACCTTACGAATTCAAGTGGATTGATAATATTGGCGCTCAAATGATAACGGAAATCCTTATTACATGCGGGAATCAAACCCTTCAACAATATTCAGGGCAGTACTTGTTAGCCGCCATGCAGCGCGATTTTAACACAGACAAGAAAACCTTGTTCGATAACATGACTGGAAATGTGCCTGAGTTAAACGACCCTGCAAACGCTGGTTCCCATGTGAACGCGTATCCTAACGCCTTTTACACCACCAGTCCAGCAGGACCAGAGCCATCTATAAGAGGAAGAATTCTCTATATTCCCTTGAATTCTTGGTTCGGTTTGAAAAGCCAACAAGCCTTCCCTTTAGTCGCGTTGCAATACAATGAATTACATATTACCGTTACTTTTCGACCAATTAATGAATTATTTAGAATACGTGATGTGTTCGACTACACGAATAACTTTCCTTACATTGCTCCTAACTTTAATCAGTATTATCAGCAAATGTACCGGTTTTTGCAACCGCCACCTGACGTGGAACTCGGTGTGAATTCTTATATAGACACGAGAGGAATCTGGAACGCAGATATTAACTTGAACTGTACTTATTGTTTTCTCTCTAATGATGAAGCGAAATTGTTCGCCAAGAATGAGCAAAAGTATTTATTTAAGCAAGTTCATGAGAACATATTCTACAATGTCACGGGACCAAATAAAATACAATTAGATTCCCTTGGATTAGTTTCCAGCTGGATGTGGTATATGCAGCGAAGCGATGTCAATTTGAGAAATGAATGGTCGAATTATTCAAATTGGCCTTACAACTACATGCCGAATGATTTAGTGCAAGCAAATACAATGGGAGTCACTCCTGTACCAAACTGGAATCCTCTTGGTCCTCCAATAGTTAATATTGGACCTGGAGTCAATCCGGATGGCACACTGACTGGGTACATGATATCACAAGACTATAGCTTGCAAAATATTAAACAAATTTTAGTGGGCCTTGGTATCTTATTAGATGGTCAATACCGAGAGAATATTCAACCAGCAGGAGTGTATAACTACATCGAAAAATATGTTAGAACCGCTGGAAATGCTCCTGATGGATTGTATTGTTACAATTTCTCGGTGAACTCATCACAGTACGATTTACAACCGTCAGGAGCCATGAATATGAATCGATTTAACCAAATCGAATTCGAGTTCACCACGGTAATACCTCAATTAGACCCCTTGGCACAAGTGTTAACAGTTTGCGACCCAGAGTCAGGGGACATTATTGGAATTAACAAGCCAACATGGAGAATATACGATTACAATTTCAATTTCATCTTGTTTGAGGAAAGAGTGAATGTTGTCACCTTTGTGGGTGGCAACGCTGGATTAATGTATGCTACTTAAAAAAGAATACGAGAAATATTTATAAAAATAATATGTGTTATATGTATCGTGATACATATAATATGAAAAATACCAGACGCCATGCAATAGCGAAAAATAAGAGAAAAAAGACTCGTAAGATGACCATTGGAGGTAATGGGGAACTCGCGGACCCCATAATTAGAACACTATTCAGTAGAGAAAGAAATATATTTTTCTTTCTTGAATTTGTTAATCTTAGAATGAATAGTGACAAACAAATTGAAACTGATGCCGCAATTGGAATCAAGGAAATGTTAAGTGTGCTATCTATTATTATAGAATGTGTGAACAGCAGAATGACCCAAGTACAAGAAGAAGAACTGACCTGGAGAGTAGTTAATGGAGGTGGTCGCAGAAGAAGAAGAAACCAAAAAGGTGGGGTTGACTATGAAACTTTAAGCGACCCTGGTTGGAAGTATGAACCAACTCCCTCCAGTCAAGTTGAGACTGCAGAATACTCAAACAAAGAAGCAATACAGTTTGGATTAAGCGCGGATGACACTGCAACCGACTACTGGAATTATGTTCATCCCAGTGTGGTAGAACAGTATGACACTGCCACTCAGCAATATAATAAAGGAGTCGAAGAAGAAGGAGATGAAGACATTGAATTTCACGACGCTGTTCAGCTGCCGGAACATGACGACGAGACCGAGAAAAGAGTGGTAGTCAACACGGAGAATGTCGCCGAAAACAAGGTAATTAAGAGGGTTCCTCCATTTTTGTTAGAGAAGATGAGTCTTATTTTTGGACAGATAAAAAGCGCATTCAAGGAAGTACGTGGTGCCATGGAAGAAATCCAAGGGTTAAGTGACGACGACGAATCAGCACAACAAGTAGAAAAAGAAAAAGAAAAAGAAAAAGAAAAGCTAGAATTACCCGAAGCCCAAGCTGTCATGATGATGCCACAAGTTCTCACAGACATACAAGTAGCTGTTCCAGTGGAAGCAGAAGCAGAAGCACAAGTCGAAACTGACCTGGATGTTTACATATTCATAGTACAACTTACAAACATCTACATAAGCAAAAAAATAGAAAAGGTAAATGATGTCGAGACAAAGAAACAGGAAAGTATTTTAGGTACGTTCGGCAAATACGCTTATCTCATTTTAGACAAGTTGAAGACGATAAGTGGCTCAATTGATGCGAAGGAGACAACATCGTTCAGCACAAAAGTGTCTCCTCCCATGAGCACAGAAGTGGGTGAACTCGTAAGCCAAGAAGACAAGGACAATTTCAATGCTTTTTCATTGCTTGAGAAGGAAGTTTCTGCTTTAACTAGCCAATACCAGTCCCTGGTGCAATCTAAATTGGAAGAAATTGAAGATAGGTCTATCCTAGCACGCATTTCCAACAAATTCTGTGAGAAGTTCCACGATGACTTGAAGGAGTACATCAGGTCGAATGAAAGTGAGTACAGAGACTTCATAGATAAATTATTTTTACAGAGAAACAGTGATGAAAATAGTACTTTAGTGAAAATTCGAGAATATAATTACCTCATCAGTGAAAACGTGATTGCTATGCTCTTAAATAAAGACATGACCGAAACAATTCTCAAGGAACTAGGAATCGTGCTAGATGCAGGGTCCTTATTTACTTTGTACTCTATGTTCAATGGTATAGCCAGCGAGGGACTCATCAATATGGTATCAAACGCAAGCCAAGCGTCTACCTTGTCCGTCCTTAGCGGACAGCTTTTGAAGGACCCCAAGGAGCTTGCCAAAGTCTTATTGTCTTTCACTGGAAGAGAAGCGAAAAGCACAATCCTAAAACCAGGAGAAGTAGATGTCCCTGTAGCTGCGGCTGACTTCGCGGTAGCCAGTAATCCTCTTAATCTGGCCTCGAGATGGTTTGCAAAGTCTTTTAGAAATGTCTTGAATTCCTCTGCTGGTTTGCTTTACAGAAACACCGAATCTATTAATAAAATGATTGAAAAATATGAAGACTCAGAACAAGTTATTAATCTCGCCGCGGATGTGTCAAATATAATTAGCGACATCACTTACATGCTTGTGAACAGTAAGTACAAGGCAGACGATGACATATGGAAGTTGTTAGTAAGTGAGAAAACACTATACAAAGAGGACATCGCCATTCAAGATAAACTGAACGAGACGTACGTGTCAATTTTCTTAGATTACAAAAAATTAATAGTTGATTTAAACACGTCTATCTGTAGAGTAAGATGCAAAGAAACTATGGTACCCGAGAAGTTTCTAGAAGACGCCAGTCAAAACCCAGATTATGTTAATTACCTGGATGTTACTGAAGATGAGATTGTAATGATGCTGAAATATGTTTCTGATAAATTTCCTATGATTAAGGATACAGTGATACTGTTGGAAAAAGTGACATCAAGAGTGATTGAAGAAAGTGAGAAGAAATTTAATATGTGCGAATTCATTAAAAAAGCAGTAACGAAAAGACTTCTAGAAGAACCTCAACAACAAGAGCCGACGGCGCCACCTGTGCCAGAGGAAGAAACCAAAAAAGCATTTGTGTCGACTAGCGACATAATAAAGAGCGAATCAGGGTACAAGATGCCTACTCCTTCAAGAAGAAATTACAACTCAACTTATGGTCGCATAGGAAGTAAATTTGGTGGTTCTCAAGTCATTGTACCGAGAGATAAGGAATCAGTCATATTGGAATATATCTGTATAATTATAAATTGTGACTTCAAAGAGAAATACGGTGTAGATACAGATTCAATTACCGATAGAGCGAACATCGTGATAGAAAGAAAAACTGCTTTAGAGAACTTACGTGGTCTTCAAACAGATACCACTAATGCAGACGAAATAAACGGAAACAAAGTTCTGGAGGACATCATGTCGAACGGATACGACGTTTTCTTAGAAGAAATTGATAAGGAATATGAGACGCGTTCCATGAAACAGACTGCGTCTTCATTGCAACTTTTGAATAATAATAATTTCTTAAGAGTCGTACTCAACTCAGTGGCAGACATGAGAATTAAGTTATGTTACGAATTACTATACGCTTACTATCAAACTGAAGATTTCAGGACCTTCACACACTCAGAACAGAATAAATATGCTCACGAAGAGATTTTGAAGGGCTTACAGGGGTTCTTTGTGCCAATAAAATCGACTGTCACGAGCTGGGGATGGAAAGGATTGTGTTACTTTGCTAAGGGGTATCATTATGGTAAGGAAAAGATTGCTGAGGTTGTGGGACCTCTTGCTAGGAGTTCTGGTGTCGATGAGAAAATCGATAGTGCGATTGCCTTTTCTAACAAGGTAATAAGTGACTCTTTTTCGCCAGTATCCAGCCGTCTAGACAAAGGAGGAAAACGTACAAGAAAAAATAAGAAATACAGAAAAAAGTCCAAAGTAAGGAGAAGAAAGTAGTGTGTGTGTTTGTAGTCAGCTCTCGCCTTTTACCAAAAGTCCCCTTCCACTTTCCGAAAATGGACATTTATGTCCTCCGGACTTTTATATTTTTTTTTGCGTCCCAGAATATATATTTAAACAACTTAAAGAAACACATCCCTATTTTTCAATTAATATTTCCTTGGCAATTTTGCTTATTATCTTATTGGACTTACCGTCTTCGTCGTTGCCTTCTCCTCCCATAGCTTCTATTATTAACCTGTTGTACTGGTCACTCTTCCTTGAATCACTATAAATGCAATCCGGATATTTCTCTCTAAACACAGGAATCATTTTCACATTTTTGTGAGCAATATACTTGATAGCATTCTTAAGAATCTTATTATCGGCTCCCTCTTTTTCCCACTTGTCTGCATCCTTAACATAAATCTTTTCTCTCTTCAGGTCACTGCAATGTACAGGCCTCATGTTTTCATCCAAAGCTCTCAGGTTTTTAATGATTATCTTAGAGAGACCGTTTATGTATCCTAACTGGCCAACACTTTCCAAATCACTGAGTTGAAGCTTAATGGAATCCACGAAATCCATAATGTTCATAGCATCCTTACAAGTCTCGTTTAAAAACACTTGAAGGTTAAATGTTTTATTGTTTGAGTTATTCATGGAATTATTCATGTTGGTTGTAACATGGCCACTCTTGGAAACCTCAAGTACTTGCTTTTGAAGCTCAACATTTTGCTTGTTCTGTTCAATTAGAAGGTCTTTGAATTCTTGATTTTGTTGGATAATGTTTAAGATTAAGTCCGGAGTCAAATCGATTTCTTTATTACAACTTCTTTTGTGTCTCCAAAGCCCTGACCTATCTTTGTACTCTTTGCCACAAGCGCACTTCATAAATGCAGTGGAACTTTCTGGAACTTTTTTGTTGATTTTTGTTGATTTTTGTTGCTGTTTATGTTTATCGGTTGAGACATGTCTATCGAATTGACTTTTTCGAGACGTTAAGTAATCACAAATTTCACAATGGAAAATTTTGGAACTTTTTGGAACTAAATCCGTTGCCATTTGTTGCTAATATAGCAACATAAAACAATCTTAAATACTTTTTTTAAACAAATAAATAAAAAATTATGCTCACGTTTTTTTTAGTTTTTTTTTGGCTTGAGACCATAAGATTTTTTTATGGTCTCACTCTCGGCAGTTTTCAAAAGTCCCCTTCCACTTTCTGAAAATGGACATTTATAAATGTCCAAAATCGGAAACCTGTTCCGGACTTTTGGATTTTTTTTTTGCGTCCCAGAATATATATTTAAACTACTTAAAGAAACACATCCCAACATTATATTAAATAAGAGATAAAACAAAAACCGCAAAATCGGTATTCATATATGATGGACTGAATGAATTATTATCTATTTACGCTGTCGACCAATTTTCTTGATTTCTCGCACGAGTTTTTTTGCGTTAGCTCCTCCACTAAGTAGAGATGACCAGAACCCTTTCTTGGCTGGTGCTTTTTTGGGGATTGCACACAGCTTAACAAACTGTTCATCCGTCACGATGGCGCTTACATTCTGCGGGTTAATCGGTTCGTACAAATTAATTCCCACAATACCAAAGTAAATTAAAGCCACGGTCGCAATCGAAAATAAACCAGGTACTGTCCCAAGTATTCCAAATGCATTCAAGACCACGGACAAAGTGATAATGACGGTGATAATGACCTTGTAGTACCGAAACACATCCTTTACGATATTAAGTGGTCCAACATTTTTATTGTTCATTGTCCCTTTCGTAGTCAATATGAAGAAGTTAATAAATATGATGACAAGACCAACTATACCGGAGAAACCTTGAAAAACAAGAAGAAAAACAAAAATCCAAAAGAACACAATCACTAAGAACCATGCAATGCACAACTCCTTTACTCCTGAAGCATCAACCCACACTGGTCCTCCGTCGCCAGTCTCATTACTGTTTTGTTTGAATAGCCATTTCATCTCTGTAAACCACAACATGATGGAGTAAATCACGCCAATTAACGCCACAAATGGGACCACAAACATGGAGGCAAAAGGTCCTCCCAATATGATGACAGGCTCTGGTATTTGGTTTACCATACCTAGAATCATGTTTATGATATTAAACATGAAAGCGACAAGCTTCTCAATAAAAGAAATCATGTAATTACCGACATTGTTACTATTGGACTTCTCCTTGTAAGCTCTTAGCATATCTAAAAGTTGACTTTTTGAGTTATCTGCGGTGTACTTTATGGATATCTTCTCTGAGAACTCTGGGTCAAAGAAGGCAGATTTAAATATATTCATATCGCTTGACTTATTTTTGAATTCAGGAGCCTGATTTGTGTACGGAGCACAGTTCTCATCAGTTGGTAATACATTTGACTGGGCGACTTTACAACTAAATAGTATTAAACCACCGATTGAAGAATATATCACCAGGAAGAGCACCATTCCTCCAATTGTCTTTAAAAAACTGCCTAATTTGCTGGAAGACGTTTCCGTGTCGTCAGTTGTTTCTTCCTCTTTTTTTTTATCTATTTCTTCTGTGTCGCTCATATATTCATATAAGTATATAAAATTATTTTTATAATATTATATATTAAAATGTACCCAAATCAAAAGAGTATTATTATTCTTGCTATTATATTTTCTCTCCTGCTTCTTTTTGTCATCTTCAAATGGATTGATTATTTAGTAGAAAATAATTATATAAATTACACAAGAAAAGAAGGTTTCGTACAGATGAAACAAGGGCCTGATACCAATCACAATGTGGATTTGCCTTTGACCACAACTTACAGCTGCAAGAACATGTGCGGACCACCAAATCGTTGCTCGATAACAGGGCAGCAATGTTTTGCTGATATTGATTGTCCTGGTTGTGAACCTTACTCTCCCCCTTTACCTGAGGACAAATCGAAAAATATTGTTGGGGACAACGCGGCAGGTAAACTAACTTACAATGCGACACCAAGATATTCCTCATTGACAACTGATATTGGTACTCAAGCAAGGCTAGTCACGAAAAACAAATACGAGAAACCTGTCTCTCCCAACTTTGGTGTGGACACTTGGACGTCCAAGTTTGATACTGGTCGAAAATTATTTGATGACAGATACAAACCTGCAGGCCTGAGAGGCATGCCATCCTATCCTGATAGGTACTCCTTAAGCGGTGAGTTTATTGAAGAAGGTCCAATTTCATCAAATGCTTATTTAAGTTAAGATATTATTATGCGAGTTGTTTTTTGACAGAACACAATAACACAAGTCTTTGTCTATTTCGAAATTCGAGTGTGATAGTATTAAGTAAAAGTGTCACCTTTTCAACATTTTTTTTTTGCTTTTCTTCAGTGTAATCCCACAAGGGGGCGTTTCTTCTTAAATGTAACGATTCTTTAGACCATTCTTGGTAAGCGAAACAAGTTACTATTAATCATCTTATTTTTAGTAACTTTTCATGTATTAGCGCCATGACAACAACTGAAATACGGTAATCACTATTGTGTTTTATAATTTTACACCTTTTCTCATTTAAAACGCCCATTTTTATAAGTTCATTTAACTATATTTACTATAAAATAATAAATCATTATAAATAATTTAACATTTATATATATACACATATGGTTCTTGTTTCACATAAATATAAGTTTATTTATATAAAAAATGTAAAAGTAGCAGGTTCAAGTATAGAATCGTTTTTTGGTAGTTTTTGTCAAAACACTGAAAAAATATATAATTATGATGATCAAATTATGCAATCTATAGATGATTATGGGATAATAGGTAGTAGATTAGGAGGCGTTCAAGAAAAAGATATATGGACAAATCATATCAACGCTACAGAAATAAAGAAAAGACTTGGAAATGATTTATTTAGCGAATATTTTAAATTTGCTGTTATTAGAAATCCTTACGATGTAATTGTATCTAAATATTATTGGGAAAAATCTAGATTACCATTTAAAGAATACGCTAAAAGTCAAATTATAAATAATTTAAATAGATGTTCTATAGATGGAGAAAGTGTATGTGATTATTATATAAGATATGAAAATTTATTAGAAGATATTGTTAATGTATGTAAACTATTAAACATTGATAATTATGATATAAATAATTTACCAAAACATAAAACTAATATTAGACCAAATAATAATTATAAAGATTTTTATGACGAAGAAACTAGAATAAAGGTATATAATAATAATGAAAATGAATTCAAAAAATTTGGATATGATTTTTAAGTATGATTATAATTTTAGTTATGAAAATAAATTTGAAATATGTTATTATGATACAAGAAACAAATTAGGACATATTTATAAAAATG